CCACCTCCTATGACGCGAATGAATAGCGCACGCAATAGAAAAGCAAATAGTTTTTAAAAAATGATAAAAATTATTCCTGAAAATACAACGAGAAAAAAAATATCGAAAAAAAGTGAAAAAAGTTCGATTTCTGTAAGTCACAGGATATCAACATAAATATGAGTTTTTGAGGGTATGGGGGGCCTGGATACACCTCAAGCAGTGGCAATCGACTTGACATCGATGACGAAAAAGGCTATATTAGCCTCACTTCGTCATCGCGCTGTCGGGATGGTGAGAGTTGAACTCACGGCCTCTTGGTCCCGAACCAAGAGACCGGAGAAAGACACTCGAATCCTGATGACGCGAGGACGTTGAATACGTCGCTTGAGGTCGTCAATGATTCGTGGTGTTTCTGCTACTAGCTTTTCTTTTTCAAATTCAAATCATTCACACGGAAAAAAATCTGCTTTCACCGGCAGGTACACCACGAATAGCCCCGTCATGTGTAGCAGCGTGACGGGGCCCTTTATTTTTTGCGGGGTGTACCAATGCTCGACGAACGCAAGTTAAACCGCCTGACACGACTCCTGGCCGATGCTGTTGAGCCGGGACGAAATATCGGTGATGCCCAAACGCGGACTGCGGTGCCGGTGACGATCCGGCAGGGCCTCGGTAACAGCCAGACGCGTGATTCCTTAAATTGGTCCTCCGATTTCGTGGGGGAACTATTTAAGGAGGGGGTCTCGGAATCCCCCCTCCTTACCCTTCTTTTGGATTCATTTTTCGGCTTTAAATACAGGAGGCAATAATGAAAAAATCAGAAATTTTTAAAGGTGATTTGGTTGCTGAACCTGGAAAGGTCTATAACTACAGCGAGATCACCGGCTACATCGACGCCCGCGGAGCGGACACGAAGACGGCATTCCCGAAGCTGACGAGCGTGGGCGGCTACATCGACGCCAGCGGAGCGGACACGAAGACGGCATTCCCGAAGCTGACGAGCGTGGGCGGCTACATCGACGCCCGCGGAGCGGACACGAAGACGGCATTCCCGAAGCTGACGAGCGTGGGCGGCTCCATCTACGCCAGCGGAGCGGACACGAAGACGGCATTCCCGAAGCTGACGAGCGTGGGCGGCTCCATCTACGCCAGCGGAGCGGACACGAAGACGGCATTCCCGAAGCTGACGAGCGTGGGCGGCTCCATCTACGCCAGCGGAGCGGACACGAAGACGGCATTCCCGAAGCTGACGAGCGTGGGCGGCTACATCGACGCCCGCGGAGCGGACACGAAGACGGCATTCCCGAAGCTGACGAGCGTGGGCGGCTCCATCTACGCCAGCGGAGCGGACACGAAGACGGCATTCCCGAAGCTGACGAGCGTGGGCGGCTACATCGACGCCAGCGGTGATTTTTCTAACGTTAAACAAACCGACCAGACAGCATCGGCACGGTGCGAAAATGCCCTGCTCAAGTCGTTCGAGGCGCAGGGGTTCTCATACGCAGATAGAATCCTGGCCAAGATCATTTCCCGCAAGGGGCCAGTAGCTCACGTCCAGATATGCGGCAAGACTGAGATTTCGTGTCTCGTTACGGACGGCGAAGTGTTTTCGCACGGGAAAAACCTGCGCGAGGCCAGGGACGGGTTGCTATTCAAGATCGGCAAGCGTGATCCGTCAGAGTTCAAGTCCTGGACGCTCGACAAGGTTGTTACGAAACGAGACGCGATTCGAGCCTATCGTATCATAACCGGAGCGTGTGAGGGTGGCGTCCGGGCGTGGATGGAACAGCGCGAAACACCGGAATCATTGAAGGTGAGCGAAATCATCAAGATCACGAAGGGCGCATATGGAGCGGATACGTTCTCCGCATTCTTTAATAAGGGGCAGAAATAATGAGCATCAAACCGGAAAGCGCGCGAGACTGGAACGCGGCCCGCGAGAGGCAGTTGACCGACTACCTGACCGAACACGATGAAATCGAATCGCCCGTTGAGTTCGTGTTCGTCGGGCTTGCGAAGGACCTGACCAGCGAGAAGATCGAGGAGCTGATGACGAATAAAAAAGGAGGCCAGAAATGAGCCCGCTATCTGAACTGTGTCAGGACTGCGGCGGGTTTGGTGTGAACCCTTCTCGATATCCGGAAGAGGATATATGCGCGAACTGCGCCGGAACTGGTGCGGAGCCCGCAGGTCCGATATCAGAGCAGATCGTATGCGAACACGCCTTTCATTGCAATAACGTGGATTGCGTGGGGCAGACCGGCCGCCGCGCTGATCCCGACGAGGCCAAGTTTGGGCCAAATCTTTGCGGGCTTATTGGTGGCGTTGTCCAGGCCGTTGAGGACATAGCTCCAAATCCAACATTCGCAAGAAAAATTTAAACGAGGTGTACCATGAATAACGAGAACAACAAGGTTTTAGAATTGGAAAGGGGATCGTTAACGCCAATGGAATTGATCCGTCAGGCCGTGGAGAAAGGGACCGGCATCGACGTAGTCGAGAAGCTGATGGACCTCAATGATAGGTTCCTGAAAGCGGAGGCGAAAAGGGAGTTCGACGAAGCCATGTCAAAATTTCAGGACAATCCTCCTATCATCTACAAGTCCAAGCAAGTGTCATTCGACGGAGGATCGAACCCGGCCTATTCATTCGCACCGCTCCAGACAGTCATAACGGAGGTCCGGAAGGTTGCGTCCCCGCTGGGTCTGTCATTTCACTGGGAATCAGCGGTCAGCGGAGACAAGACCAGGATCACGTGCATCGTCACGCACACGAAGGGACATTCCAGGTCGAGCTATCTAGAGGCCGGTCTCGACCAGAGCGGAAAAAAGAACCCAATACAGGGTATGGGATCGAGTATTTCCTACATGAAGCGGTACACGCTGGAACTCGTTTTCGGTCTTTCGGCGTTCGATGACGATACGGACGGCCACATCAAAATGGATACCAATGCGTTCACTGATTTCGTCAACGCGATGAAATCGGCATCCACCGTTGAGGAGCTGAAAGACAGGTACGCGGAAGCCTATAGGTCGGCGGTCAAGGCGAAGGACGGAAACGCCACACTCCAGATCATCGCCGCCAACCAGGCCAGGTACACCGAGTTGACAAAGGCGAAGGTGAAGAAGTGAAAATCATCGATTGCGAACAAGGAAGCCTGGAGTGGCGCAAGGCCCGGGCCGGGCTGGTCACGGCCAGCATGGTCAGTTCGGTTACTGCCAAGAAGGACTCGGCCAAGAGGAACGACTACCTATTCCAGATTGTCAGCGAGATCCTGACCGGAGAACCCATCGAGGAGGGTTTCGTCAGCAAGCACATGGAGTGGGGGACCGCTCACGAGCCTTTCGCGCGCGGTGCGTACGAGGTCAGGACCGGAGTGACAACCGAGCGCGTAGGTTTTTGCGCGCACGACACGTTGAGGTCCGGAGCAAGTCCTGACGGATTCGTGGGTAAACACGGACTGGTCGAGATCAAGTGTCCCAAGACCGGAACTCACGTCAAGTACCTTATCGACAACAAGCCTCCGACGCAATACCTGGACCAGATGCATTGGCAGATGGCTGTCACGGGGCGCAAGTGGTGCGATTTCGTCTCCTTTGATCCGAGGCTAGACGATGACAATCAGCTGTTCATAGTCAGGCTCAACCGGGACGAGGAATACATCAACTACCTCACGAAGGAAATCATCGACTTTCTGGATGAGGTTGACTCGACAATCAAAAAACTAAAATCAAGGAGGTCTAAGTGAAAGACGCCAACTTTTTGATCCTGACAGGGCGACTCGGGAAGGATTCGGAGCTGTCAAGTACCAGGAACGGCTCCGCTATCTTAAAATTCTCGATTGCCAACAACAGGCCTGACCGCAAACAGCAGGACGGGACATGGCAGAAGCAACCGCCAAACTGGTTCAACATCACCATGTTTGGCACCAGGGCTTCCGCGCTCAATCCGTACCTGGTCAAAGGCCAGACCGTCGTGCTGGAGTGTCATCTGGACGCACGGTCGTGGGATGACAAGGCGACCGGCCAGAAGAGATACAACACCGGCATTATCGCCGACGAGGTGTATCTGACCGGGGGCAAACGGGATCAGTCCAGCGGAACGACAAACGCAAGACCGGCGGGCTCCGACTACAGGCAGAACGGAGCACAGGCGAGCCCGGCGGAAGTCCCCGAAGACGCGTTCCCGCCGCCAAACGACATCGCGCCAGACGAAGAAATACAATTCTAACTAAGGAGGTCCCGAAGACGAATCTGCGATGACACTCGGTCCCCCGGTCTTCACGGGCCGGGGGATTTTTAAACGCACTACTATCTGGGAGGATGGCAACGATGGAACAGGTGATGCTTGTAGATCCGAAAGGGAAGGACGTCATGGTTATAAGCAGGGACGAGGCCGACATCATCACGGGCCTCGACATACACAAGGGCTGGACGACACGCCGGCTGACCACCGCGGAGCGGAAGATCTACGAGGTGGCGGCATGAAAAACCAGAAAGGCCGCATTATGGATCTGCTGTCGGACCGCAGACCCCACACCAACCGCGAGCTGAATCAAATATGTTTCGCCTACTCGCAACGGATAGGCGAACTCAACAAGACCCTGCTCGCCAAAGGGTTGGTAATCACATCACGGAACGCTCCGCATGATTCCTCGCTGTGGTTCTATCAGCTCGAGGAGATAGACGAGTTCCGCACCGACGCGCAGGGGAACGGACTGCTGAAGGGGGTGGCGTGATGGAGCCGGACTACAAAGCCCTTCACAAAATCTACAGCGACCACCTCCGGAAGTGGGGACTGTACGACCCGAAGGATTACAGGCGCAAGGCGTCCGGAATCACGAAGAAGTTCACCGAGCTGTCCGAGCTGGCCCCCGAGAACTGCATCACCCCGGCGAGATTGTCCGAGGTCCTGGCCAGCGCGGAGCGGGAGCAGTTCTATGCGAAGGTCGGCTACAGTTTCCACGTCATCGCCAATGCCTGGCTGACGCTGTTGAGGAAGCCCGCCCGGGTCAGCCCGCGGGCCGAGAGCAGCGTGGACAAGTTCCTGGCTATGGACGGGGGTGCCGCGTGAACAAGGTGTGCATCGGATGCGGAAGACCCGAGGACCAGTGTGACTACAGGGAGAAACCCGCATACATCGCCGGGGAGTTGGTCGGCATCAACAAGTCGTGCCGGGGCCGGGATGACCGGAACGAGAAGTGGACCAGGGACTATCTGCGCGAGATGAACGAGAGCGCTGCCGTCCGGGCGGCGAAGCACAAGTCATGGAACAGCATCACGGAGATCATCCCCATGCGCCACCGGATCAACCTCAACGGCGGGGAGGAGATGTCGCGGATTTCCTCAACAATCCAGTACGTGGTCAGTCACTGGGACACCTACATCAGCACGAACCTGCTGTCGGTCGGGTGTTCCGCGATAGGCAAGTCATTCGACTACGCCTGGGCGCTCACCGAGTTGGACCGGCAGGGTAAGTGGCGGGTTAGCGACGATTTCGCATGGACCACCGTGAAGGGGATGTGTTCCGACATCATCAACGGAGACCGGGACGTCGAGTTCTACGGCGAGTGCCGAATCCTGGTCATCGAGGATTTACAACAGTGCGTCGGGAACGAGGCGCACATCCTCCAGGAAGTCGCTGACTACAGGGCCAACGGGGTGAACTACCCGATCTGGATGACCGCCACGATCACCCCGGACGAGCTGGAGGACAAGTTCGAGAGCGTGTCCCTCATCAACCGGCTGTTCCAGGTGGACGATCTGGACAAGGTCCCGCGCTACCAGCTCATCAACAAGATGAAAGATTCCTACTACCTGAATAGACTGAAAGCGAGGGCAGGATAATGGCTGTTGATTTTCGGAAGATGGATTTCGCGGAACTCCTGGCTGACGGACCGAAGTATCTGTGGGTCACCCAGCAGACATACGAGAACCAGATCCTGGTGCTGGCCCAGGCGCGGGAGGTGTTGGCCGATACAACCGTTGCCTACTTCAAGGCGATGGCTGACAATTACGCCAACTCGATCAAGCAGGGCGTGAAGGTCACAACGGCCAAGAAGGCGGCCGAGGAAGCCTCGGTGTCCGAATACGCCGCCATGATCAAAGCCGAACAGCAGAAGAAGACAATACAGGGCTACTGTGACGCCACGCGTGAAAGGCTGATGACGATCAAGATCCTCATGCGCGTGGACCCGAACTCGCTCCCGGTGACGGGAAGGGGGCAGTAATGAAAATGATCTGTCCGAACCACAAAGACTGCAATTACGAGCACAAGTCCAACATTCCGGGATGCCATTGCGTTGAACACGAGAAGAACCCGATATGCTCCGAATACCTCGAGGAAGGCAACTGCCCCAAGTGCGTTCCGGTCAAGGACGAGTGATGTTCAGGCAATCGTATTTCAAGGACCGCAGGTTCTCCAAGAGGTTACCGGGCAACCGTTCGACCAAGTACGGGAACGTCAGCAAGAACTACAACGGGTCGATGTATCACAGCCTCAAGGAGATGCGCTTCGCTATGGACCTGGACCTCCAACTCAAGGGCAAGGCCATCGCCGGGTGGGAACGTCAGGTGAAGATGGATCTCCGGGTCCACGGCCAGCACGTGACGAATTACTACGTGGACTTCCGCGTCACGCACCTTGACGGCCTGGTCGAATACGTCGAGGTCAAGGGGTATGAGACCCCGGAATGGAAGTTGAAGTGGAGGCTGTTCGAGATTCTGATGAACGCGGAACATCCGCTGGCAAAACTTACGGTAGTGAGGTGAATCATGGGACGCAGGGCGTACACGATGGACGATTGGAGACGGAGGCTGTCCGCGCTGGAGATTGAAAAGCGAACCGCCTCGACCAAGCGGCTGATCTGCATCAACGTGTCGATCTGGAAGATACGCCGGATGCTTCACGCCGCCAAGTCATCGCCGAACGTGGTGAGCGCGAGCGTCCTGGAGATGCGGAACAGCAGGGCCATACGGAGGATGTGGAGCACCGGGTGGGGCGAGGACGTGGCATGAAGCGGATCTGCGAACACGCCTACCACTGCGAAGAGGTGGACTGCAACGCGCAAAAGGCGCACGGGTGCGTCAGTCCGTTTCTGACGAACTGCAACCTGACCGGGAAGAACCTCCAGCAGGTCGAGTGCGTAGAAATAGACCCGGCATACGAACGAATCGACCGCGCGTTGCGAATGACGCTCAACGATATCAGGCTGGTCATCGCGTGTAGGTCGGCCAGCGAGGAATCCAGGAAGACGGCGTAATTTTAACCCCCCACGGCACGGAGCCTTGAGGTAGGAGGATTGAAATGGAATTAATAACCAAACAAGAACTTTTTGAGAGATTTATTTTGCACCGTGATATTTGGGGTCATGCCTCAAAACTTAAAACAAATAAAGAACAACAGGAGTATTTAATTTTATGCGAAAAAACGGGATATATGAAAAGGTTGAATGAATTAGAAAGAAAGGCAAGTGCGACAAGAATGGCCTTAGGTGTAATTCCACACTAAACCCGGGCGCGGATACGCAGGAGGAGCAAGTGAAGAAGCAACCAACAGTTAGGGATGTTATTAAATTATGGCTTGTTACAAAGGGATGTGACGGACTGGCGGGTTACGACTGCGGGTGTGGTCTTGATGATTTGATGACCTGTGACTCCGACCCATCGAATTGTGTTGCTGGGAAATGTCGTCCGGTCACGGAAGAAGAGCGAGGGGAAACCGAGTATGATTACATCGTTGATCCTGTTTATTTCGAGGAAGAAGAAGACCACCCGTCCACCGCGGCCCAGTTGCTCTCCAAATCTGACGGGGGTGGGAAGTAATGCTCGTGCTGTCGCGAAAGGTCCAGGAGAGGGTGACGGTAAAGATATTCGATGTCGAGTTCGATATCGTCATCTGCGAACTGCTGCCCTCTGGTGTGAAACTCGGAATCGACGGTGACAGCGAGCTGGTCAAAGTGCAGAGAAAAGAAAAATCAACATAGGAGGTCGGTTATGAAGGTTTCGGAGTTGAAGGTCGCTGACTTGAAGGTCAGCAAGGACAACGTCAGGCAGATGGACGATTTGAAGGACCTGGCGGCCAGCATCAAGGAGAAGGGGATTTTACAGCCCCTGCTGGTGACGGACAAGGGCGAGATCATCGCCGGGGCCCGGCGGTTCAAGGCCGCGCAGATGGCCGGGTTGGAGACGGTCCCCTGCGTGGTCAGGGAGGACGCGGAGGAAGCGCAGGACCTGCGGGTCATCGAGAACCTGCAGAGGGAGAACCTGCCGCCCCTAGACGAGGCGCAGGCCATCGACAAGATGCGGAAGGCCGGGGTTGACATCGAGGAGATCTCCAAGCGGATCGGCAAGACGAAGGGCTACGTCTACCAGCGGCTCAGTCTCCTGGAGCTCCCGGCCTCGGCGCAGAAGCTCATCAAGTCGGGAGAGCTGCCCATCTCCTCGGCCCTGCTCCTGCTCCGGGTGGACCCGACCAGGCGCGAGGCGTTCTTCAAGGGGCTCGGCGAATGGAGGCTCAAGGATTTCGATATCGTGAAGGAAGCCGTCGAGGCCGAGAACCTGATCCTCAAGAAGGCCACGTGGAAGCTGAACGACCCCACGGTCCTGCCGGACGCGGGCGCGTGTTCGCAGTGCCAGAAGCGGACCGGGCGCGACCCTTCGCTGTTCCAGGGGCTGACCGAGAACGACACCTGCCTGGACATCAAGTGCTGGAAGAACAAGGAAAAGGCGGCGCAGGCCGTCAAGATCATGCAGTACGAGGCGAAGGGCAAGAAGCTGGTGGTCGGCGCGGAGGCGAAGCGGATCGAAAACGGAAGTGCCTACTGCGCCATGAACGAGCGGTCGTACCAGATCAGGAGCGACCTCCCCATGAAGCAGCTGCTCAAGGACAAGGAAGTCGAGACGGTGTTCATCGAGCGGGAGGACGGCAAGGTCGCGGAATACGTCAAGCTGTCCGATGCCATCAAGGTCCTGCCGAAGTCGGTGGTGGGTCAGCAGGTCGGCCGCCAGGAAGACCCGAAGGAGAGGGCGCGTCAGGAGAAAGCCGAAGCGATTGACGAGCTCGTCAGCAAGATGGCCCTCGGGCTCGTCATGGACAAGGTGGAGAAGTCCGGCCTGACCACGGAAGTGCTCAGACTTCTGGTAGAGATGGTGGACGATAACGTCTACGCTGACGACAAGCCCGAGATCGACTACAAGAAGGCCAAGCCCTCCGAGATGCACCGTTTCCTGGCCGCGTGCCTGTTCCTGGAAAACTTCGAGGACCAGATGATCAAGCTGTGCAAGATCGACACAAAGGCCCTGCGGGAAAAGGCGAAAGAGGAGTACGAGGTCCAGCAGATCAAGGACAAGGCCGACGGGAAGAAGCCCGCGGCGAAGGCCGAGGAAGCCCCCGAGGAAAGCGAGGACGAAGAAGAAGACTCATAACCAACCCAAGCCGGGCCGGGGTGTTGGGAGGCTCCCGGTCCGGCTGTATTTACGCTTAAAGTTTAACCACTTTATGCCGTAAAACAAGCGAGGTGGAACATGAACTCGCGAGCTGTAGCAAGACAAAACAACCTCTCGAAGAACCTGGCGCATCTGGCAGTTCTTTCCAGCATTTCGATAAAGCTCAGAAAGTTTCCTGTGGGGGAAATACTACTGAAGCACTTCGACACCTACGTCAGAAGCAACTTGTTGAGCTGGAAGAATTATCGGTACATCCTGAACAACATATTAGCGTTTTACGGAAAATATGACCTTCCGGAGATCACGAACCAGTCCATCGAGGAGTTCAAGGCGTTCCTGATCCGGATGCATCCGAAGATGAGGCGAACGTCCATCAACAGGCATTTGCAGTACCTCAGGTCGGCTCTGAACGTGATCCGGGGGTGGGATGAGAACTTACCTGTTCCGGAGCTTCATTTCAAGCTCTACCCGGAGAACGACATCCACGACACCGTGGCGTTCTCCGAGATGGAGGTGGCCCGGATGCTCCAGTACCTCCACGACAGACTGCCCAGGAGCGAGTATCTGCTGACCTTCATGATGATCGCCCTCAACACGGGGCGCAGGAAGGGGGAGGTCCTGGGCCTGACCAGGGCTCGTGTAGACTTCGTCCGGGACATCATCCACCTGCCGAGGGGGAAGAACGGTAGGGTCAAGCGCGTCAAGATGAACCAGGTGCTCAAAGCCTACCTCCTGGACCTCAAGCCGAACGGGCCCTACTGGGTCAACATCGACGGGGAGCGAATCCACGACATCCGGCACTCATTCAAGAATATGCTGGTAGCCCTCAACATCTACCGCCCCGGCCTGAGACCCCACTGCACGCGGCATACGTTCGCCACGAAGGCGCGGGAAGAGGGGTGCGACCTCCTGACACTCAAGACCCTCCTGGGTGTCTCCTCTGTTGAAATGGTCGAGAGATACGCGGAGATCAGCAACAAAAGCCTGACGAAAGCGGTGGAATCGGCCTCATTCGACCTCCCAGAGCCAGCACCAAGACGTAAACAACAGAATAACAACAAAATATAAAATTAATAATCAGCAAACTACAGAATGACAGCATTTTAAAAGTTATGTTGTCATTCTGTAGGTTTACACATATTCTTCGGTATGGCGAATAAACGAAGACTTCCGCTCACGGCTTCACAGACAGCACAAAAACCACTGACAAGTAAAATCGCCCAGCACAGGCAATTCATCGACAGCGAGATCCGGAATGCAAGCAAGGAGGCGGCGTTCAAGATCCTGGAGCGGGTTAGCCGTGATGGGTTCGAGGTCTTTCCGCGCGTTGAGATATTCAATGGCCCCAGAACCATCAAGGCGCATGTGACAATCGTTGTCAAGCTCGACGATATCGACCAGGGATCAGAAGAAAACAAGGAGGCATCGTGAAGCGAGACATGAAGAGTCAGTATGGCGGAGACAGGTTCGTCTACGAAAAAACGAGGAAATCCGTTTCGGTCGCCACTGCTCGGGTGCAGGCGGCGGCTCACGCTTGCAGCCCTCTGCCGAAAGGTGAAGACTCCCTGTTCGGCAGGTTCTCCGTCTGGCTGGGCCGTACGTGGGTCGGAAAGCTCTGGCGGTCCATCGTATCTCCGTCCAGACGCGCTGCCATTCGTCTCGACTCGTCCACGGTCCCCATCGGATTCGAGCATGCGTACTCCTGTTGCGGACAGAAACTGCGCCCCGTATGGAAGCGCAAGCGCAGGGGCGGGCGGTATTACATTCACCACTTCAAGTGCCTGGTCTGCAAATCCACAACCGTCTATCGGTGGGATACCAGCTACCGCAGGATCTTCCAGGCGGATTTATGAAGCGAGGCCGAAAGCCGTTCACGCGGGAGCATCTTGCGCTCATCCTCCAGAATCTGGAGAAAATCCCGGACAAGACCCCGAAGGACCTAGCGCGAATAGGCACAATCCGGAGAAGACTGGGGATATTCACCTACGGGCGCGGGCAGACGAAGGACAACAAGCTCACGATTATCAAGGTCAAGGACTACATCAAAAACGGCGGCAGCCTCAGGGGATGCAAAGTGGTGGATCTGTGAAGGGGGCAAGCGCTGACCTCGGATAACTCTTCGAAGATTCGACAAAAAACATCAACAAAAATCGACCTTCACAAGGAATCGGCTGTTTCGTGCTTACCTTCAAGCATGCCCAAAAAGCAGAGCAACAGGGAATATGCAGGGAAGCCCTACGCTGTCGGAAAAGGCAAGCCCCCGAAGCACTCTCAGTTCAAGCCAGGCCAGAGCGGAAACCCGAAGGGGAAGCCCGCCATGCCGAAGGAAATCAGGGACCTCATCGGAACCCATGCCGTCGAAATCGTAAACGCAATGGCCAAGAAGGCGAAGGCCGGGAACGCCCGCGCCGCGGAAGTCCTGCTTAAGAGGCACACTCCCGCGTTGACCTCAATCGAATTCAAGGGGGAGATGAAGGACAAGAGCGCGCCCCCCCTGATCCTGGCTCTCCAGAAGCTCGAACAGACAATCTCTCAGGATCCTGGGTCAACTCCTGAAAAGAAAGAGGAGGACACCAGCAACCCCCCTCCCGCGACGTGATATTCCGTGGAAGCGAACATCACATTTTCCCCAAAGCAATACGACCTGATATTCCGCGCCAAGGCATCGTATATCGTCGCCAGCGGGCCCACGAGAACAGGCAAGACGCTGGCTACGTTGATGAGGTGGTATCGGTATCTGTACTCTGACGAGGTTCCGGAAGGCGTAGAGCTTCTGATGTCCGGGAGGACGCTGGGGAGTTTATACAGCAACTGTCTGCGGGAACTGCTGAAGTTTGACGGAGACTTCAACGACATGGAGTGGAGGTCCCACAAGTCGATGCTCTATGTCAAGTCGAAGCGCTTGGAGATCAGGTGCGTCGGCTGTGACGACATCAACGCGAAGGAAAAGATCAAGGGCATGACCGCCTGGGGCTGGTATTGCGACGAAGCAACCGCCCACCTTGAGGATTTCTTCGACATGGCCAGCTCGAGGGCGACGCCGATCGGGAACGCCGGGCGCAGGCTGAAGATCTTCACCACGAACCCAGACCATCCGTCCCACTGGTTCAAGACGCGAGTCATCGACTCAGCCAATCTCGACGTGAAGAACTACTTTTTCGAGTTCGATGACAACCCCGCCCTGTCGAGAGAAGCAATCGAAGAACTCAAGCGTACGCATGTCGGCGTCTTCTTCGACAGGATGATCAGGGGCTTGTGGACAGTTGCCGAAGGCGCTATTTACGACCAGTTCGACAAGCGGAAGCTTTTGGTCATGGCCGATCAAATGCCGTGGAAGACGATTCAACGGTACATCATCGGCGCCGACTGGGGATATGCGGAAGGTCACGCTCTCGCCCTGGTGCTCATCGCCGTAGACGCCAGCGGGACCCTGTACGTCATTGACGAGTTCGTCAAGGAACGGCAGCTCGTGGACAAGTCGCTGATTGACCAGCTCCAGATGAAGGGATGGTTCGAGCTCAAGCAGTGGTACTGGGATGGCCTGGCGTGGAAGAGCTGGAACGTCAAGCCGGATGTTGCCTATTGCGATCCGGCCCGGCCTGAGTACCTGCGGATATTCCGGGACCTGACTGGGATCAGCACGGTCGGCGCGATTAAGAAGTCCAAGGTCGAGCTCATCCAGTCGGTTCAGCGCAGGATCGTCCCGGACCCGCAGGGACGGTACGGGATCTACTTCCTGGAGGGCAAAGCGCCGGTATCTGTTTCTGAATTCGAGGGCTACCGCTGGCAGCCGGGTACGCAGGAGCCCATCAAGGAGAAGGACAACTCACAGGATGCGATTCAGTACGCGTCGTCCATGGTCGAGCGCGGCGCTGTTAAGTTCGTCAAGAAATAATAGGAGGTCAAGGTCATGATTGAAAACGCCATCGGAGGATTACTGAGTTTCGCTTTAGGCCTTTTGTGTGCGCGGTTGATACAGGTAATCATCCGGAACAACCACGCCGAGGCACCGAAAATTGACAAGTCGAGCGTGGTCAAGCCCGTTGATACGGCGTTCAGCACAAAGAACATCGGGTCATATACGAATTAATTAAACGGAGGTCAAAGAGCAGGAACAACATGTACGAAAAAGGCGAAATCTTTCTCACCCCAGCCCAGCGCGGGCGCATCGAGCTCCAGAACAAGTGGGAGAAGATGCTGCACGGCGAGTATCACCACGTCATCCTCATCGACAACAAGGGCGCGAAGGTCCCCGTGGACCCGCTGATTCCCATCCCGACCCTGCTCTCTGAGATCTCCGCGGACCTTCTGTTCGGAGAATTCCCCACACTCGATTTCGGCAACACCGACATGAACAAGAAGGTCGAAGCCTTCCTCCCGTTCGACTTTCCCACCCAGGCGATTGAGTCGGCAACCTACGTATCGGCCATCGGTACGATGTTCTGCTACCTGTTCAAGGCACAGGATCAGGACCGCGTGAATTGGTCTTGGATCAGGTCCAATCGCTGTGTGTGGGAAATTGACCCGATCACGAAGAAGCTGAAAGCGTTCCTGATCTTCACGGACGTGTCAGAGCCGAACGAGCATTTTAATTCGTTCGCCATCCAGGAGCACCGGATCACGGAGGGTCGCTACGTCATCTGGGAATACACAATCAAGGTTCGCAAGGCCGACAACGTCGTCGAGTCGCGCGAGATGACCGCGGAAAAGCGCATCGTTCCGTTCGATTTTATCCCGGTCGTCAAGATCGACAACCTGGGCTCGTTCAATTCCGTCATCGGGAAATCGGACTATTCCGGCGTCGAACAGCTCTTTGCGGAGCTCGACAACAGGATGGACCAGATCAATAACGTCCTGTCTGAGCATGCCGAACCGTGGGTGGCCCTGCCGAGCGGGGTGCTTGACCAGAACGGCCAGTTCAACCGGAAGAACGGCAAGATGTTCGAGCGGCTTGCCGGGGATGAGAGCAACATTTCCATCACCGCGTGGGATGCTCAGTTGTCATCGGCGTTCGATGCCGTTGACAAGATGATCGAGCTCATCCTGTTCACGCGCCGGATCAGTCCGGCTCTCGCGGGATATACGAAGGGCGGGTTCGCAGAGTCCGGCCGCGCGCTCAAGTGGCGCATGATCTCAACCCTCTCGATGATCCAGAGGAAGCGCCGATACTGGGACCAGTTTTTCAGGCAGTTCTTTGAGTTCCTGTTCGCCATGGAGCCGACCTTGAAAGGCATGAGCGCCGACGCCCTGAAACCGAGATGGCAGGACGGTCTTCCGCTCGATCAGACCGAGGAGATGAGCAACGTCACCTCCGCGGTCAACGCCGGGCTCATGTCGAAGAAGACCGGAATCGTCAAGACCCAGGAGGTTGACCTGGACAAGGCCCAGGTGGAGCTCGATCAGATCAACCTCGAACAGCAGAAGGAAGCCGACATCGAGAACACGAAGTTCAGGATCTGATGAATGGGTAAAATGCCGAAGTACATCCTCGCCCGGTCACGCGCCCTTTCAACGCAGATGCTTGGCCTCATCATGGATGTCTTCGGGTTGAGGGCCGATACCGACAGGGCCACGCTGACCAACATCAGAATCTGGGCGAAGAAGGTATCCGAGCAGTTCTACCACGGCGTCAGCATGCAGCTGAAGGACGTGGGGTTTCAGTCCTGGTCGAAGGTTCGCGCCGCGGCCGGCCTAAAGATCAAGGAGGCTGATTTCCTCGAGGCATGGTGGCACGAGATCAGGGCGCTCTCGTCTAAGGACCTCACCGAAGCCGGGATGATCCAGAAGACGATGATGAAGCGCCTCGGGACCGGGTGGAAGAAGTTCTACGAGGAATTCGACCTTTACTCCAAAACGAACCTCGGGATGTCTGGATACGACATCAAGAAGAAATTCCTGGAGACCACGGGCAAGCAGTTTGTTTCGTTCGTGGATAAGGGCGGCCGGGAGTGGGACGCCGCGTCGTACGCCGAGATGTGGGCCCGGACCAGGTCTGCTGAGATCGCTGACGTTGTGGTGCGAGACGAAATGGAAGTCCTGGACATGGACGTCGTTCAGGTGTCGAACGTTAACGACACGTGCGAGACGTGCATGCTGTATGACGGCAAGTATTACTCGTTGACGGGCGAGACTGAAGGCCTGCCGGTACTGGACGTCAGGTTCCCGCTCCATCCGAATTGTCTTCATGACGTCCTGCCGGTCAATGACGATTCGGACAAGATCGACAGGTATATCAAGGTCAACAAGAAGCGTGACGCAAGGATAGAGCAGTCAAGCAAAAACTGGTCTGACGAGGCGAAAAGCCGCGTTGATCGGCAGCTCGACTGGAACAAAAAACACAGATCGTGATGCCAGGGAATACAAATAGGTTCTGAAAACGGGTTCTGAATCGGTTGGAATCGGCACGGGTTTCAATCACAAGTAGGAATCGAAAGAGTAAGAATCGAGGAGAATTTCGATGGCTGATGAAAAACCGAAGGACCAGGACGGAAAGGATACGAATCGGACGTTCACGCAGTCGGAGCACGACAAGGCGATCTCGGACGCCGTCAACAAGGCGCTCGAACCCTTCAAGGACTACGAAAGCGTGAAGACCAAGCTGGCGGAGCTGGACAAGGCCAAGGCGGCGGCTGATGCCGCGTCGATGACCGAACTCCAGAAGACCCAGAAGATGGTCGAGGATCTCACGGGAAAACTGTCGCAGACGACCGCCGAGCTTTCGACGTGGAAAACCACCGCGGCGAAGGCCGAGGTGCTGTCGGCGCCGGAATTCGCGTTGCTCCCGAAGGCTTACAGAAACAGCATTTCGGGCTCGACAGCGGAAGAGATCGCGAAGTCAGCGAAGGACATCCTCGCCGAGTTCCAGGAGGACGTGAAGAAGCTGGGCGCGAAGCCCGGTAACCCGCCGCCTCCGCCCGACAGGCACCATTCCGAAACGGGTCCCAAGAAACCAGCGGAAGCGCTGGCAGAAAATCTCGCAAGGAAATTTAATCCCTTCGCGAAAAAATAACGAGGAAACACCATGGGTTCGATGAATGACGTCCTGACGCAGTACAATGTGATCGGGACCAGCTTTTCCGGCATCAGTGTGAAACCGCTGCGGCCGAAGTACGTTTTCGACGCCGTCGCCAAGGCCAAGGAATGGAACCTCAATTCCAACCCGAACCGCGGAGACGGGATCACCTTCCCCATCCTGGGCGCCCTGTCGTCCAACACCGCCGCGCTCTCTGCGACGGTCACCACGATCACCGCCGGCCAGAAGAACAGCTACACGCGGCGCTCGATCAACCTGGAGCTCTACGGCGACCACATGCCCGTGGATACGCTCCAGCTCAAGGCCGAGACCTTCGTGGATGACATCTCGGACTACGCCTTCAGCATGACCGACCAGGCCATGAACTCGCTGAACAAGCTGGCCCGGAGCAAGATGGACCTGAACAAGTACAGCAATGAGGCCTCGGGGACCCTGTCCTCGACCTACCACGCGTACGGGTCCTACGGCTTCGGCGCCTCCACGGCGGGCCCCCTGAAGGCCAAGACGGTCCGCGCGGTCGTCGCGAAACTCCGCGGCGCCAACGTGCAGCCCTTCGCCGATGGCCTGTTCTACTGGGTCCTCCCCAGCGCCCAGTACACGCAGCTCCGCGCCGACTCCGGCACGGGCTCCTGGACGTCCAGCAAGCAGTACGTCGATGCCGGCGTCTCCGAGATCATGAACGGCGACGCGGGTGTCTTCGAGGGGGTGCGCTTCATCATCAACGATGAGGTGAAGGGCGCCGGGACGAACACGCTGTCGTCCTACTGCTTTGGCCAGGAATTCCTGGGCAAGGCCATCGGGTACGACGTGCGCGTGAAGACCAAGTCCACGCTCGACGGCCCGCACGAGAACATCCTGACCTTCTTCTGGGATGCGCTCGTCGGCTACAAGACCATCCGGCGCGACGCCGGCGTGGTCGTCCAGACCGTCAGCACCGTCCAGTAGTCGGAACATCACAAGCCGGGGGCCTTCGGGCTCCCGGTTTTAATAAGAGGTCCATCATGAAGATTTCAGCCTGTCTGGTTTTGAAGAACGAGGGAGAGACGATACTGCGTTGTCTCGATTCCCTTGTGGGTATCGCCGACGAGATCATAGTCGGCATCGACTCGGCCACATCCGACAACACAGCGCAGGAAGTCGAGAAATTCTTCAAGTTCCAGAAGGGCATTCCCCACGTCGTGTATACCTTCACCTGGGACAACGATTTCAGTAAGGCCAGGAACGAGGGCATGGACAAGGCCACGGGTGACTACATCCTCATCATGGACGGCCACGAATACTTCCCCGAGCGCTGGTATAACATCTCCGAGGGGTCCGTCATCCCTGTGCGCGATGTCGTGAAATCCATCGTCAAGAAGACGATCGAGGAACAGAAGCCGGATGACTGCCTCATCCAGCTGTACCAGCAGCCGTTCATCGGCGAAACACCGAACAATTTCTTCATGCAGCCCAGGATCTACCGGAATGACCCGAAGATTCGTTTCGGCAGGGCCGCCCATAACACCATCAAGAACACGAATCCCGAGAAGTCCATCCATTTCCCTGAGATCATCCTGATCCACGACGCCCCCGAATCGAACAGGACAGAGCGGGCGAAACAGCGCGTCGAAATGAATATCATCGCGCTCAACAAAGACCTAGAGAAGGATCCCGCGGACTGGCGGGCGATGTTCTACCTCGGCAATACCCTGCTTGAGGCCGAGCGGTATCAGGAAGCCATCGGTGTCTACGACCGATACTTCGAGACCGCGCCGTACGACAATTCCGAAAAATACCAGGCATACATCCATAAGGCGCTCTGCCTTCGCGGTGTCGATGAGTTCCCCAAAATGAGGGACGCGCTGTCGCTGGCAATAGGCATCGACCCGGTTCGGCGCGATGCGTACATCCTCATGGCCGAGGCGTACATCGGCAGGAAGGAGTATGACGCCGCGCTGTTCTACGTGAAACAGGCCCTCAGCCAGTCGCTCAAGACGTCGCGGATGTTCCAGTCCGGGTCCGCTTCGACATGGCATCCGCACTACCTTGCGGCTGTGTGTTACGAACAACTTAAGATGGTTCCCGACACCATCGCCAGTCTCAAGTCTGCGTACCGATACCAGCCCCGGCCAGAGTGGGCGGAGATGATCCGGAAACTCAGCGGCGCGTTCAACGTCCTCATCGTGGATTCTGTCGGTTCGTTCACCAAGAGCCTGTCCGACCACCTCATCAAGCGCGAGTACAACGTCTGCTCGAGCAAGTCTTACGTTCAGCGCCTGGGCGAGTGGGCGGATTTCATCTTCTGCGAGTGGGCTGACCCCGAGGCCGCCAAAGCAAGCCAGGATCAGCCTGAGAAGACGGTCATCCGGCTTCACGGTTACGAAGCATACGCGCTGGAGAACCTTTGGCCCCAGATCAGGTTCAACAACGTCAAGAAAACGATTTTCGTGGCGGGACATGTCCGGGACCGCATGGTCGAGAAGGCGGGTATCCGGCCTGATGCGACGGTGGTTATTCCCAACGGGGTGGATATCGACAAGTTCAAGATCACCACGCTCACGCGGGACGAGCGGTCAATCGGATACGCCGGGTTCATCAACGAGAAGAAGAACCCGTTCCTGCTTCTCCAAATCATCAAGCGGAATCCCGGATTCATCTTCCACCTTCGGGCCGACTTCCAGTCCCCCTACTGGAAGGCGACATTTGACCACGAACTCCGGGACTGCCGGAATGTCGTATTCCACGGACGGTACGAAAACCTGTCCGAGTTCTGGAACCAAATGAGCGGCGTGATCTCGACGTCCATCATCGAATCGTTCAGCTTTAACGTGGCCGAGGCGATGGCCTGCGGGTGCGTCCCGTACATCTACTCCTGGAACGGAGCGCGGGATATCTGGGACCCCAAGTGGATCTTCGACACGTTCCCGGAATTCAGGGCGGACGTCACCCCGGAGGACCGGAGGGCGGTCAGGGAATACGTGGCCGAGCGCTATCCGCTCGACAAGAACCTCGCTGAACTCGAAAAGGTGCTCGTGTCATGAATCAGGTCACAGCCATCATCATTCACTACCGCAGGCAGTCTAACATCCCGCACATCGTCGGCGCCATCATGGAGCAGACGGTCCCGGCTGATATCTGGATCTGGGATAACCAGAACGTGTTCACCGAGATAAACGGGGTCACGCTCTTCAGCTCCAGCAAGAACTTCGTCTGTCGCCCCCGGTTCATCCTGGCGGGTATGGTCCAGACTCCGTACGTGTTCAACTGCGACGATGACCACATCGTCAAGGACAAGCAGTTGTTCGAGAAGATGATCGCGCTCTCGAAGGAGAAGCCCGACTGCTTCTGGGGCTGGCCGGCGCGGAAGGAATACAACAACTCCCCCCAGAGGGACGCAGAGGGCATTCCCGCAGACCTGGTCAATACTGGGATCAGCTTCTACCCGACACGGCTCATCAACAAGATCATGGCGAATCCGTACATCAACGATTCCGACAAGTTCCAGATGACCGAAGAAGAGTACAGATACGCGGACGACCACTGGATCTCAGCCCAGCTCCCGCTCAAGATCGCGCACCCCACGCTGGAAGCGGGTATCGGTAAGATGTATGACCACGGCGTGGCTCTCAGCAGGGACCCGAGGCACATCCCGATACGCGAGGCCGCGGCCCGCAAGTTCTGGGGGAACGCATGAAGCTCTCGGTCATCATGCCTTTCTTCAACCGCCCGCAGTACATGCGGCAGGCCATGGATTCGTTCGTCGATCAGAGCATCAACGGCGAGTTCGGAAGCGCAGACGATATCGAGCTCGTTGCGGTCAACAACGGCGGGACCATCCCCGAATACATCGGCGAGTACAGGAGCAAGATCAAGCACTTTGTCCTGGTCGATAAGACGGCAGGCAACTCCATCACGCCGATCAACACGGGTATCTTGCGCTCGTCCGGGGAATGGATTACCCAGCTCCACGACGATGACACGCTGACGCCGGATTCAATCCAGACAAGGCTCGAATACATCAAGGCCGCCGAAAAACTCGGCATCGAAGTTCTGTGCTTTGGCATGCACAAGATGAACAATGCGGGGAACAGGACGGGGTACTACCCGGCCCTCCCCATCTCGGCCATCGGGATGCTCGGCAAGGAGTTGGTCCCGTTCGCCGTCATGACGTGGAAGGCCTCCATCATTAAGCGGTTCGGACCGCTTGATGAATCGCTCCCGATGCAGGCGGACTACCTCTTCAAGATCCGTTGCGCGATGGAGTGTTCGTGCGCCTCGATCAATATTCCCGTCTATAACTACAGGAGCCATCCCGGACAGGAGTCCGTCAGGCTCCGGAGCGTCAAGGACGCCGAAACTGAACGTCTTGCTCAGATCGTAAACCAGCTTTATGGAGGTCATCGATGAAGGTCACCATTTGTGTCATCAACTACAACGACAAGACCAGGGTTTCGCGCGCCATCACATCGGCGTTGAACCAGACCTGGCATGACAAGGAAGTCATCGTCGTGGACGACGGGTCGGACGCGGAGACAAGGAACATCTACGGTCAGTTCTCGGACCGTATCAAACTAATCCAGTTGGAGCGCGAAGACGTCAGGGAGCGGAACCCCTCGCGCCCGCGCAACGCAGGTCTCAAGGCCGCCTCGGGAGAGTTCATCTGCTTTCTGGATTCGGACAATTACTATGACTCCCGCTTCGTCGAGGAGTCCATGAGGGACATCGTTGACGTGTCGTTCTGCGACTGGGAGATCATCGGCCTCGACAACTACAAGATCAGAATGATGGACGCGTGGGATCTGAAGCGCGGCATCTTGGAGAACTACCTGTCGAAAAACCACTTGGACCACCAGTGCCTACTGATCCGGACCGAGGTCATGCGGAAGGTCGGCGGGTACGACGAGCGCTTCCCTAGGTCCCAGGACTGCGACCTCATGGTCAGGCTCATGCTGGGAACGTCGAGCTGGGTCTACGTGGATAAGCCCCTGTTCTTCTTCGAGAAACACGAGAAGGGCCAGACCAAGGGGTTAGCATCCATCTACGGAAAGACCCTGTGGACACTGAAGAACCAGTTGAATGCAACATGGCTCTTTCCGTACATGAAGACTCCCGCCGCGCTCCTGGCATACATCCAGGCGTTCAACACGTTTTTGACCGATCCCGCGTGGTCGAACGACGCTGAGAAACTGAGGGCCGCGGCCAAGAACGTGGCGGACGAGATCACGGAACAGAGCAGCGAACCGGCCCCCGCCGGGTTTGCGGTAGTCAAGGAGTAAGTATATGCCCATCCATCTATCGATTGCGACGGCCACGGCGGACAGCTATATCAGCGTCTCCGCGGCGAACACCTATTTCCTGACCCGGTCAGGTTCTGAGGCTTGGACCAAGGTCGTGCAGAACTCGACAGGGACGCTGTCGGCAACCTCCAAGAAGGAACGGCTCCTGGTGCAGGCCTGCCGCGAGATCGACCGTTCGTTCCGTTTCTACGGGGCGAAGTACAACGGTGGTCAGGTCGGAGACATCGACTACCAGGCGATGGAGTTCCCGCGGTCGGGCGACATCAACGCCAGCGGAGATCCATACATCAAGCAGGAATTGAAGGACGCCGCCTGCGAGCAGGTTCTGTGGATATTGGAACGCGGCGGGAAGCGGACCGAGGAGAACGGAAGCGTCTCCTTTCCCGCGGTCATCGGCGCCAGCGTTACCCCGCTCATGCGGAAGCTCTCGACGCGCGTTGTGACGGCGACCGGCAGGCCCCCGTGGGCCGGGAGCGACTACTGATGGAGCGCTTCGAGGATTTCATGAAGAAGTTCCCCACGTGGCCAGCGACGCTCCAGAGTCGGGCCATCGAGCTGTTCAGCCAGAGGACCATGGAAGCTATGGGGACGTCAAAGCGATTCGCTCCGAAACGGAAGGGTTTCTTGATCCGTTCAGCACGGAGAATCGCCGCCAAGATCACCCCGGCAGGTGTGCGGTCGGCATATCAGTTCATCGTCCCGTACGCCGCCGAGATGGAGAGCGGGATGCGGAAGGGCAAGCCGTTGAACATTTCACAGCGCGTCAATCCGGAGGCTCAGAGCGGCTTCGGACAGAAAGGCATCGACGAAGCGACACCCGCTATCCTAGGTGATCTCAAGACCCTCGTGGGTCTGACGTTCGGAGACCTATAATGGCAAAAACATCAATCGAAATACTGAAAGACCTGATGGACGGCAAGATCTCGGACCGGACATCCAAGATGTCGGTGTACATCAACGAGAACGAACCCTCCGAGTCTAACTGCATCCTACTGTTTTATATGCCGGGGTCATCGTTCACCAGTCAGACTAAGGCGCCGTATTACACCCTGGAGATCCAGATCGCCGTCAGGCACGGGGACTACGACACCGCGAGGACCATGGCTTTTACCGCCCTTGAATATATCAACTCGAATCGCCACAAATCGTCCGGCGTCTATTTCATCCCGTCCGCCTCCGTGCCGAGGTACCTGGGAGAAGATAAGTCTGTCGGAGGATACATCTGGGGGTTCGAGATTATGAGCAAGGGTGCAAAATAAAAAGGCAAAGAGGTGATTAGATGACAGTCTCAAAACTCGACGATCTCGGAGAACTCACGACGAACTTTCTGTTGAACGACATGTCCCTGTACGTGATCAACACCACGGCCACGGGCGGGTACGCTTCGACGGACTGGAAGCTGGTGGGATACACCTCTCCCGAGAAGGAGATCGATCCGAAAACCGAGAAGTACAAGCGCGAGGACAAAATCCCCCGCGTCCTCACCTACATCAAGACGATCCGCAAGGGTCTCTCGATCAAGTGCGGCCTCTCGAACCAGACCCCCAGCATCGACGCCCTGATCAACCAGGGGACGAAGACGTCGCTCGGCGCGACGGGGACCAGGATCGCCGTCGGCATCACGGAGGCCGCGAAGGAGTACCGCGCGGTCAGGTTCGTGGCGACGCTCGACAGCGGAGTGAACTTCGCGCTGACCATCCCGAAGTGCGACATCAGCCAGGACGGAGCGCAGAAGATCGGCGGCGAATCGGAAACGGTCACGCCTCTTGTTTTCGAGGCCATGTACAACCCCGCCGTGTCGGGGACGGCAAGCCTCTATTACAAGAACTACTGGGCCGCGGGAATCAGCGTCACCGCTGACGTCCCTCCCGGTTACAGGTAGAAAACAATTTCTGGGGCGGGGCGGTCCGTTGCTTGACCTCCTTCGGGCCGCTCCCCCTGGATCTTATTGAGGTATAAATGGGCATTTATAACGACAAAGACGTCGAGCGGATGCTGAAATCTGTCAAGGTGTCCGATGACCACATCCTCCTCGGCGGGTCCGTTGAAAAGGAATTTTACGGGAAGAAGTTCATCATCCGTCAGATCGACTGGTACTGGAAGTGGGAGAAGTTCGTATACTGGCTGGGCCTGTTTCTTACGTGCTACCACAACGTCTGCGACGCCCTCGGGTTGGACGGCGCCGACAAGTCGCTGGCCTCATTCCGGAAGGCCGTCAGGGTTACGTTGTCGAACACGGTACACGGGAAACTGGCGCTCCGGGCCCTCTGCCGGATGGCTGGGTTCTTCGGTTTCCAGTCCGGGTGGATGAAGCGTCATTTCAAGATCGACGATTATGTCGAGTTGTTCATCTACGTGTACATATACAATGTCATCGGCGTTCAGCGGAGGTTAGTTCGACGCGTTCGATCTGCTTTCAAAAGTCCGGTAGAGCTGAGACAGACGAAGACGGATATTTTCTCGATCCTGCACAAGGATCTGAAATTCACGGAGAGAGAGATCAAGGGTTTACGAATTTTCGGGGTCACGCTGAAACCGGGACTCACGACGCTCCAGGTGAACCTTCACCTTCAGCGGATGATGGAGCCAGTGTACAAGGCAGAACTGGACGCGGAGATCCAGAGAATAGAAAGAGCCTCGGAACCGAAAACGAGCAGGAAGTGACATGGCCGACGAAACGACGAAATCACTGCTGATCGAGCTGGTCCTCGAGAACGGCAAGCTCAAGAATGGCCTGGCTGAAGCGAACGCCGAGCTTTCAAAGCACGAGAAGAAAGGCAAGGACGCGTTCGGCACACTAAAGGCCGGGTGGCTTGCGGTCGCGGCCGCTGTTGCCGCTGTTGTGGCCGCAGTATCTGCTTCGGTCCGCGCCTACATCGAGGCCGAGAAAGCCCAGGTCAGGCTGACGTCTGCCCTCCGGGCTCACGGGAACGCGTCAAAGGACACCATCGACGCGCTCAACGACCAGGCCAACGCCCTTTCGCGTATTACGAAATTCGAGGACGACCAGATCACCTCCCTCCAGGGAACCTTCGCCCAATACGGGCTCAATAAGGCGCAGATCGAGAAGGCCACGAAGGCGACGCTCGATTTTGCAGAAGCAAAAGGCATGGACCTGTCCACGGCCGGCGAAATCGTCGGTAAGTCAATCGCCACGGAAAACAACATGCTGTCCCGCTACTCCGACATCGCCGTGGATGCGACTGGCAAGTCCGCGAGGCTCGACCAGGTCGTCGCTGGGCTGGAGAGCAGGTTCAAGGGCGCCGCCGAAGCCGCGGGCGACACCATGGGTGGCAGGCTCAAGATCCTGGAGAATAACATCGGCAACATCCAAGAAGGCCTTGGTGAAGCCGTCATGAGGGGAATCCAGCCAGCCGTGAAGGCTCTGAATGAGTTCTTCGCATCTGCCGATGGGGCCGACAAGATGGGCAAGGCCCTCCGGGGCATCGGTATTGTCGTGGGTGTCCTCGGCGTATCGCTAGCCGGGATGGTTCGCGCGTGGATCACGGCCTTCTCTGCCGCAGTGGACGCGGTCTCTTCGCTCTCCGAGGTGTTCAAGGAACTGTTTTCGGATCAGCCTGGCCACTGGAAGAGGGCCGGGGAAGCCTGCGTCAAGTTCAATGGCGTGGTCAAGGACTTCGTAATCGACGAGGCCAAGATCGTCGGAACCACATATAAGGACGCGTTTGTTCTCGTGACGAAGGGCATGAAGGAAGGCGAACAAGCAGCCGAAAAACTGAATACCGAAGTTTCCAATACCGGGGAGAACGTCGAGGCCGTTGCGGAATCCGTCAAGAAACTCAACGATGAAATCGGCAAGCTGTCAAAGGAGGCGCAGGGCCTCTCGGGAACGGACGCCGAACTGGCGGCCATCGACGAGAAAATCGAGCGCGTGGCCGAGCTTATGCGCCTAGAGACAACGTCCATTGAACAGCGAAAAAAACTCGAAGAGGCGCTGACGGGGTTCGTGGAGAAACAGGAAGACATCAAATTACAGGCCAGGCTGAAGGCTTTCGACGATCTCATGGGTCAGGTATCACAGGCCGAGAACAGGATGGCTGGTATCATAGACGGCATCTTCAACAACATCCTGCAGAACATGGAGTATAAAAAGCAAGCCGCGACGGAAGCTCTTGAGGCGACATACGACGCGGACAAGGCCGCGCTTGATGATAGGCTTGCCAAGAAGGCCATTTCACAGGAAGACTACGACGAGCAGATTCGTCAATTGGACGCAAAGCGGGCCGCCGACTCGACCGCGCTTGAGAAAAAAACGGCACGGGAAACAGCCGTCATGAAGCGCAGGCAGGCGGAGTTCGCAAAGGCAGCCGCCATCATCGACTCCATCATAAATACCGCACGGTCTGTCGCGGCCGCGTACGCACTTTCGCCTGGGACCTTTGGACTGCCGTGGTCCGCCGTCAACGCCGGACTAGGAGCCGCGGAAACTGCCGTCATCGCGGCCCAGCCCCTCCCGCCGGTCCCCGCCTTCGCGTCCGGCGGTATGATCGACAGCGTGGCTCTTTCGCACCTGGCGCCTTCGGGCGAGGACGGCTTTATCGCGGCCCGCAGGGGCGAATCGGTACTCAACCAGCAGGCTACCGCGATCCTGGGCGAGGACGCTATCAACGCGCTCAACTCGGGCAGGCAGATCGGAGGCAATACGATCATTTTCAACATCGAGACCGACAACGGACGGGAAATCGTTGACCACCTGAACTCCTATTTCAGGCAGTACGGCACAAGTCAGCGGGGGGTTTCAGTATGAGCGAATTTATCATCAAGACCGTTGACAACGCCTATCTCTACGAATCCGTGATCCCTGTGACTGTCGCCTTTAATCCGAAGAACAACATCCGCACCGCTGACACGCAGGGGTTCTTGAGGAAGACCCAGAAGGGCAAGATCAGGCATGACGTGACAGTCCTATTGAAAGTCGTACGCGCGGATTACGAGAACACGTTCCTGCCCATGCTTGAATACCCCGACGATGTGTATGTAACGTTCGACAGGACGATCCCTGGCCGAGATTCTACGAGCGGTACATTCACGCTCGAGGAAATGTCCATCGTCCAGGAGTTCGACAACGGAGACGAGTATGAGATCGAACTGAAGCTCGTGGAGGTCCTGGCGCTTTGAAGTCGATGTTCGGAAATACAATCAGCGAGACCATCCAATACGACGAGGTTGGCGGCGCCACCTCGAAGCCCGTAGTCCGCACTGAATACTACGACGAGGCCTCCGCATCCTGGAAGGAACTGGAAGACGTCGAAAGCCGCACCATCGAGATCAGCAACGAAAACAAGCGTTACGGGTCCTATTCTTTCCTGCCCCCCTCCAAGACCGTCGAACTGATGCTGAACAATTTCGGCCAGGTCTACTCCACCGGGTCGGGAGATATGAAGGCCAGCATCCTCAAGAACAATATGCTGATACGGTGCTGGAGCGGGTACGAGCTGGCGGCGTCAGGGCGAAACTCGTACACCGACGATTTCACAACTGGCGTGAAGTTCATCCATGCTGTGAAGTCGGGGTCCGCCGTGGTCCCGTCCATTTCCGTGACCGGCACGGTGTCGAAATACTCCGATATCGTAACGATGGACGCGGTCGAATACGGGTCCCGGAAGTATGATGCAGCAGGGTACTACTACAAGCACCACGCGCTACCGAATACGGCGTATGACAGCATTGAGAAATTGCAGATCACCGCGGCGACGAACAAGTGCGACGTCAGGTTCAGGGTCGGCAAGCTCGGGTGGTCACCCATCTACCCGATGGCTACCGGGGCGAACGAGATCAACATCAACAGCGCCGGCGGGGTTCGGACGTTCGAATACATGGTCCGGTTCAGGAACACGAATTGGGGAACCGCTGACAGAATATCGAACGTGAAGATCCATACGCGCAGGAAGGCGTATCTGTTCAACCGCGGGACGTTCGTGGCCGATGAGCCCGAATATGCCGAGAAGGTCAAGATCCGTGGCCGCGACTACCTGAAAAAAGCCCTGGAAACTGAAATCAACCTCCCGGCCATGACGGCTGTCAACATCGGGACCGCGGTGTCGTACGTCCTTGACAGGTGCGGAATCCCCTATTCAGGGAGCTCGTGGGATTCATCCTCCGCCTCGATCACGGTAAACGGAACTCTGGCCGAGTCGTTGAACAATATCTCGGGGTGGAAAGCACTAGGCCACATGATGGATGCCTTGAACGCGGGGGATGATGACTGGCGGATCAGATGGGATGATGACGGCGAACTGATGCTGAAGAAGATTCCCACCGATGTCGAGGCCGACTGGACCGCTCATTATTTCCTTAATATCGAGGACGTGCAGAAAAACTTTTCGAGCGACAAGCAGCTCCAGCGCGTGACGGTAATGAACAAGGACGTCGTTGTCGAGCCTGAGACGTTGCTGAAAACCCTGTCCGGGACATCGAGCGCGGCGTTATCCGCGACATACCCTCCGTCTGTTTACGTCCGGTATACGGACCCGAACTCGGTTCTGCTGACAGAGTCGGCGAGGTCAAATACCGGAGTTCATTTCACCGCCACGCCGGGTATGCCGTTCACCGTCAGGGTGTATGGATGCAGGCCGAAGAATGCGATCACCGTTGAGAAGTGGGCGGAGCGCGGACACGCCAGGAACATTATCCGTAACGATGGCCAGACACACAAGATCATCAATCCGGTCGTATCGCAGGACCAGGCGCTGGCTCTGGCCGGGTACATCATCGGCCAGTACGGAGAACCCGCGAAGGCCGTCTCTCTCTCTCTGAGGTCGAATCCGTACCTGGAACTGAACGACAACGTCCTGGTGTTTGACAGATTCACGAACACGGACGACATCTTCATCCTGAATTCAATCAAAGAAACGTGGAACGATCCCGGGCTCGTCGATTCGCTGGAGCTCAAGGACCGAGGTTTCGACCTTGGCGCGTTTACGTGGGACCGGCACGGGTGGGATACGGGAGCGAATGACATTAAATGGGACACGGGATTCGTGTTCGACCAAGATCTCGATATTGGCGGGTCGGACCCGACGGAATACTAGGAGGATACCATGTCATCGTCAGATTTGAGTCTTCACACCATCAGCTTCCAGGACACACTCAGAAGCAAGCCTATCCGCGAGAACTTTACGGACATTCAGAACGAGCACAACCTCCTCAGGCATGAGTTCTACGCATCTGTCGCTTCTACCGCGACCGAGATCACGAACGCCAGGGACTTTTACCCGTCGCTGGTCGAGCGCGAACGCGGCGTGGCGAAGGGAAACTTCAACAGCTGGGTCGATGGCCTTGCCGTGGGTCCCGACACCGAGGACTGGTGCGTCACTGTAGATCCTGGTGAGGCAATCGTCAACGGCGTAGGTTGCTACAACGAAAACGGCATTGATCCTCTGATCCTCAACGAGGGCATGCCTGCGGGGAGAAGCGTCGCGGCTATTGTCATCAATTCGGATAATTCAATTTCGTGCGTCAACGGCGGCAACAAGTACAAGGGCGAATACCCGACCATCGCGCAGACGCAGAAACTGCTGGCGTACGTCCAGCTCGACGATGCCATCCCCGCTATGACCGCAGGGATGATCGAGGACCGGAGACAGGACCGGCAGATCACGGTATCGAAACTGAAGTATGCCGGGTATCACAACATCCTCCGTTCCCCCGCGGCCGCGTACGCCCCCGTGAAGGAATTCTATCTCAACTGGGACATCGACGACCTGCACCACGTCAATGCCACGTACAACACCGGCGGTTCGCTGGAGAAGGTCAGGGTCAGGGGTGTCGAGCCTGGCGTGAAGTCCATGATCGTCAAGCACCCCCGCAAGGGCTCGACCGACCTCTGCTTCCTTTCCGCGACGCTGCATTTTTGGCACATCAATCATACCGGATATACCACGTCAGGGACGACCATGAAGTATCACCTAGCTACGGGCGGGACCGCCGGCACCCACGAAAAGCATACGGTGTTCCAACTGTTCACTCACGACTCGGTCAATGTGTTCGTCGCCCAGAACCCGTTCCACAAAGTCACCATCTAAGGACATCAAGATGCACTGCGGCGCCATGACATTCGGATTTATGAACAACAACATCGTCGAACATTCGGCGATTTATACTCCCGGCGTTCATCAATTCGGATCGTCGAATATTCAAAAGAAAAAATTCTTTGTCTCGCTCGACATGTCTGCGGGAAGCGGAGCAACCGGAAGCAACGGAGAAGCGTCTGCGCTTTATAGCGGCGGTGGTGGCGGGGAAGGCGGTCGTGGCGATAGCGAAGTCCCGTATGCCGGTGTGGTGGACGGTATGCTCTGCCAGGTCAACGTTGGTGCTGGCGGAGGGGTGGGGGGCGGTGATCCCGGGCAATCTGGTGTTGGCGACGGGGCTCCGGGCGGAGCTGGTGGTGGCGCTGGTGAAGAATCAATTTTCATCGTTGACGGCGTCGCAGCGCAAACACTCCACGGCGGGGCTGGTGGCGGTGGAGGCGGTGGTGGGGCGGGCAGCAGTGGTGGATCGCCCGGAGGCACGGGCGGAAACGGGGCTGATTCCGTTCACTACGATGGCGGGGCTGGTGGGGCGGGCGGGGACCCGCCGTTCCACGGAGAGGGATTCCCTGGAGATCCCGGTCAACCCGAAGGCGGAGACGGAGAAGATGGGTTGGCAACGGTTTACGCTTATCAGATTATTTAAACAGAAGGAGTAGCCATGTACATCGCAGTACCGACACGGACAACGGACGATCCGAACAGCGCGGCGGACATCAACCAGCTTCAGGCGAACATCGACGCGACGCGAAGGATGGGAATGGCTTTCTTCATCCTCGGGACCGTCAACACGGGGACCGACCTCGCGGTGGGACTCCTGCCTAAGGCGACGGTTTTCACATCGATCCGCGGAAAGCTGACATCCGGAATATCAAACACCGCGTGCGTATTCCAGCTTTTCAACAACACGTCTCTTGTGGGAACGGTAACCATCCCGCGGGGTTCGACGAACGGGACCCTCGGCTCGCTCCGGACCACGTCCGGGTCGGCGTGGACCACGTTGAGGCTCCGCGCGTCGAAGGCCTCCGCGTCGGGCTCCATCGCCAAGGACCTGGCCGTGGGGGTTGAGTTCCAGTGAAGTACGAACTAGTCATCAACACGCAGTGCGCCTGCGGAGACAACGTGGTCTCCGGAGGCATTACGGACGAAGACCCACAGGGCAAACCTCTTCCCCCCATACCGCCGTGCCGCGTGTGCAACAAGCCACGCAGGGTCATCGATACCGTGATCCTGGAGATTAAATGAACGCGCCTGGCCTCTGGAGCAAATTCGAGGCGTCGAACCCGACGTGCGAGATCCCGCTGGGCGAGAGCTTCACAAACATCGGGTCTCCCACATTCGATGCGACGAACGGGAAGTGGAACAACGGCCTAAAGTGTGAAGCAGGGAAGGCCGTAAAAAAGACAGGTTTTAATCCCGCCGGATACTCCAACTGGGGAAAGTTCTCCCTGGTCCTGAACATTAAAACATCGTATTCCGTTACCGCTGGCGTACCATCCGACGGGCTTGCACACAGCCTATTCACCGTCAGTAATGGAACGTTTGCGCGAGACTTCACGCTTTGGGATTCACTGTATGGTCTCGGGTGGGAGGGGACGGGCGGCCCTAATGTGTACTCCTACTCAGCCGCCGCAGTTGCCTGGACCGCGAACGAATGGCACCAGATCGTCCTTGAAGTGGACAACACCGCAACAAAAAAAATACGGTTTCTTATCGATGGGACGGAAGTGTTCTCCAGCACCTCCGCAATGGCAACGAACACAAGCACGAACATCCTGTTCTTCGGCATCTTTTATGACAGTAGCTCCTACAGCTTGAAAGGCGCGATGGACAACCCAATGATGTTCGGATACATCCCGACCGCGTCAGACTATGCGCATCTCGCAACAAACGAGTCGTACGCATCAACTCCGGCCGCGGGGCGCAGGAAGCAACCCCAGATATTCTTCATGTGAGAGGACGCCATGACCTTCATTGAATTCTGCAAAGACGCCGGAATAGTTCTAGGGGCCCTGCTTGCGCTTTGCGGAGTCGTTGGCGTTCTCAATAAATTACTGAAAAAGGCCATCGTTGATGAGATCAGGCCGGTCAAACACAAGATTAATGACATGTCCCTGAAGGTTGACGTCATCACTTCCGAGCAGAAGCTGATCAAAGAGAACCATCTTTTCCACATTGAGCGGAGCGTCGAATCACTGGGCAAGTCGTTTGCTGAAATCAAGACACGCTGCGACGAGCGGCACAGGATAGACTAATGACACGGACACAGGAGGCCACCATTGCCCCCCCCCATAATCAGACGGCTGGTCGTTAGCGTCATGGCTATACTGAGTATCTACATGAGCGACGCGACCTGCGAAACCTACCGGACCATGCGCGAGAAGTACATCGCCAAGTTCTCCGTCGAGTTCGGCATCAACCCGATCCTGCTCAAGGCCATCATCCGGCACGAATCACAGAACAACCCCCACGCGACCCGGGATGACAAGGCGGTGCTGGACAACCCCAAGAGCTGGACCGCCGAGGTCATCCGGCGCTACGCCATCGACACCACGAACACGGACCTTGTGTTCGCCTCAATCGGTTACCCGCAGATGCTCTGGTTGACCTGTATGGACATGGGCTACAAGGAATGGGCGGTCGCCCGAGGGCTGTCGTGGGGCCCCGAGTCGCTTTTCTGCGTCGAGACCGGCATCTACTGGATGTGCAAATACATCAAGAAGCGGATCCTGAACAGGTATAGCAAGGTCGAGGATATCGTCTCGGCGTACAACCAGGGCAACAACGGCTGGTTCGACCTGGACAAGGACGGCATCAAAGACGCGAACGAGAAGTACAAGAACCAGGAATACGTTGACGAGGTGATGAGGTTTTACAGAGAATACGGCGGCAAGTAGCCGCAACACGGGAGGTCAGCAGTGTCGGACAAAATATTGAGGCTTTTCTGGACGCCTGAAGAGAAGGACGCGCTCAAGAAGTTAATGCCGCTCCTCTATGACAAGATAACCATCGAGGAAATGGAGGCCGTCTTTGGCAGGAACTGGAACTCGATTTCGATATCTGCCCGCCGATTGAATATCCCCATACCAAAACCGAAGGCCGTGATGAACATGAATCTCTACCGTGATTTATGCAAGAGGCACAAAATATGAAACGCAAAATCAAACGGAAGATCCTGAAGGTGGCGGACCTCCATGCCGGGTCGGTGTTCGGACTGCTGAAGCCGGGGACCAAGACGAAGGACGGCCAGGTCATCCAGCTCACGCAGGGCCAGGAGATCATGTGGGAGCACTGGTTGAAGTGCCTGAAGTTGAACCGGGACTGCGACTCGACCGCGCTCGTGGGCGACCTGATGCAGGGCCAGCATTACAAGGCGGGGGGGGAAGGGAATTGCCTCGTCTCCCTGGGAGACCAGCAGAGGGCCGCGACAGAGATCCTGAAGGACTGCCCCGGCAATATCTTCGGCGTATCCGGAACCGGATACCACACCAGTCGGGACACCAGCCCCGAGCACCAGATCATCAAGGACCTCAAGGGCGAGTATATGGGGTACGTCGCCAACGTCAAGATCACCGGAACCCCGTACACCATGAACATGATCCACAAGGGGTCGGCCGCGATGTACAAGGGCATGACCGCGGAGCGGGACATCATCTTCGGGAACGATGCCCAGGTGAACGGCAAGCTCGACCCCACGCAGATCTTCGTCCGCGCTCACTCGCACACGTTCCGGTACTACCGCAGGCCGAACGACCACTGGATATACTGCCCGTGCTTCCAGGCCATTCAGCCGGACGAATACACGTCAGCCGCATATACCCGCTGGCAGCCGGATATCGGTGTGGTCGCGATGACCATCTACAACAACGGAGACATCGAGGTTCAGCCGTTCTTATTGAACCGCATCATCCACATCAGGGATTTCCTTCGGGACGTGTAAGACAGGCGCGACATGGACCCGTTCGTGGAGTGGCAGGCATCGGAAAGCCTGGAAGCGGAGGAGACGGGACGGATATTCGATTTAATCAGACCGAAAGGAGAACGAAATGAAAAAGCCATTCACCCAGCAACTCGCCGCCCGAATCCGGGGGCTGGTGCTTAAAGTCCTCAGTCCGTCCTTCCTGACGTGGGGTCTCCTGTTCTGGGCCCTCGCCACAAAGCGAATCCCCTTTGACCCCCAGATGTTCCTGCTGTTCACCGCCACGGTCATCGGGCTCAAGAAGTATCTGGAGAAAGACAAACCTACAGGAGGTATGCCATGAAACGGAAACTGACCATCAAGGGATTTTTCATCATGCTCGGGGCCATCATCACCGCGGTCCTCGCCGGGTTCCTGGTCCTCCTGACGTGCCGCGGCCGCGACCCGGTCCTTGAGGCGAACAAGACGTGGAACGACATCATCCGCGGTGCCCGGGACCGGCTGAGGACCAGGCCCACGGACGAGGAGATCCGGGACCGGATTCTCGACAAGTACCGGAAGCCCCGATGAGGTCCGCAATCGTCCTTATTTGCCTACTGGCCTGCACGGTTTCGGCCAGGTTCAACGTCTGGGAGGGGGGGCGCTGGTATGACTACGGGACCTTCACCAACTACCAGACAGCGCATCAGGAAGCGGACGCGGCGGTATCGGCATCCAACCGGGCTGTCCGGGCCGACCTTGAGCAGATCACGAACGCTCTGGCTAGGCAGCTCGACTACGAACGCGTCGCCCGCGCCGAGGCCGTGACGAAGGGCCGCGTCTCCTGGTGGACCGGGTTCCTGTGCGGCATCATCCCGGCCCTGTCCTTCATGCTCGGAGTCTACGTGGCGGGGAAGTAGTTACCAGTTCGTAGACACCGCCGATCCGTTGGTCAGCGATTTCACTAGAGACACGTAAAGCAACATGCAGTCGATATCAAGTCCGCTGTTGAATTTATCGACCTGCTTCTTGAAGCCCTTCACCGGCCACGGTTCCCGCGTGGGGTGTTGTGCCGTGCCGAGATTGACGAACTGATTCATCTGATACCTGACCTTCCCGTTTTTCGCGCTGATCTGGATGAAGAACTCTACCCTCATCACCGCCAGAGCAAGGACCACGTTGCAGATTCCCCGGCCCGCGATGACGAATTTTTCAGGATCGTCGATCTGGATGACTGACCTTGCCGACACGAATTCCTTGGCAAACCACAGTTTCGACAGTTGGTATATTTCCTTCGTCTGCTTGCCGGGGATCTCCTTTACCACGTCAGCGGACGGGATACCCTCCTCCGACCAGTCGAGAATGAAATCAGCCGACACGGCAGGGGCGAAAAACGTCAGCGCGACAACCCCGAGAAGCAAAAATAATTTTTTCATGACCACCTCCTATGACGCGAATGAATAGCGCACGCAATAGAAAAGCAAATAGTTTTTAAAAAATGATAAAAATTATTCCTGAAAATACAACGAGAAAAAAAATATCGAAAAAAAGTGAAAAAAGTTCGA